TGTCAATAAGCGAAAAGGTTAAAGTTGAAAACGTCGATGAAATAACTGTTGAGGAATCCTCCAGTTTGTTAGATGTCAAAGTAGTGCCGGAAGATGGTGCGAAGAACGACACTCCGACTGTTAAAAAGAACAAGACCTGGTTGAAGAATCCGTTCAAACCAACGGACCATCCATCGGCCTTTCATATAAAAGCAGAAAAGGCTGGATTCTTCACCCGCTTAGCTCGACGCATAGATTACCAGATGATAAGAAGTGATCGTGAAAAAGTGACTAAAAGGATTAGTGCACTCTGTAGACGCAACCTTGACGTGCGACGGATATTGGAAAATCAAATCAAAAACGTACCAATATTTAGAGCATCTAAGGCACATACGCATCCAGAAGCTGCAGGAGAAAGATCCGGAGTGAACGTATTCCTACAAAAATTAGCAACACAAGCAGGATACGAGCCCTATAACGTTAGTATGAGCAAACAAGATATGCTGAATGGTCAAGTAGGAAGTAGAAACTACTACTGTCCGAAAGATTACGCTATGGAGGCCAGACACGACAAAGTTACAATTCACACTTGCTTCATATTCACTGACGTTGATTTCAATGTTGATATGAACAAATACTTACGCTACTTCAAACCTATATTGATGTACACCGTTGTTCCTACTAGTGCTGGTTGTCACGATAAGGAGTTTGCCTTCTTTTTCAAAGACAACAAGATACACTACTCAGTACAGGGCGGTTCAAAATATGTGCATCAATTATGGGATTATTGTGGTGATGTCATAACTGTTGTGGATAAGCATAAGAACTTGCTTTGCTTCCATCTAACACAACACGTATTGAAAGATTCACCTCATAGAAGAATAATAACCATATTGCCATATTGTTCTGTTCCATTTCCATATTACAAAATGAATGACCAACAACCATTGCGACGTAAAATTTTAAATAGTAATGGTGTAAGCTTCATCGATTGCGAAACAGACAATAACTTATCATTGGCGATAGAAGGAAGTAGTGATGCAATATTGATTTCAAAGAAAACGTACAAGGCTCTGCAGATAAAGAAAGAAACAGCGAGCACACCACTTAAGACTGGTGACATTGAGTTTATATTATATAAGAACGCTGAGGACAAAAGAGATATAACCAATGATGCTTGCATACTATACAATATCTTGATGGCAAACTGCAAAGTAACACCAAACATGATAGGAACAAATATAATACCAACGTACTATCAGTCAATGAGCCCACTTGTACATGAGGAAGTGAAACCACCATGCCAAATCGTAACATCACCATTGGTGACTTACCCTGCACTGTTTCCAGCACAAACTTACAACAATGAAGTTGCTGCAGTAACAGGACGTGTCGATAAACCAAGGAATGACGTCAAGATGCCCCTGCGGTATGAACACTATAGTAATGAATTTGCTAAGTTAATGATACCAGTACCACATCAAGGACGACCGATTAGCATGGAAGAAGTCATTAAACTCCAAAATAAACCTATGCAGAGAGCCCGCATTAGGGAAGTGGACCATATACTTGGTCCAGAGCCAAGCAATAAACTCAAATCTTTCGTCAAATCGGAAGCTTATAGTGCACCAAACGACCCCCGAGTGATAACAACCAACGCAGCGGCCTTGACAACACGCATGTCTGCATTTACTTACGCAGCTAAGGAGGACTTTTTGAAGAAATTGGACTTCTATGGCCCTTGCAAAACCCCTGCAGATGTGCATGACCGCATGAAAATGATTGGAGACACCGGATTCATTATAAGTGACTACAACAGATTTGATGGTAGTATTAGCCGTGATTTGCAATTTGAAGTTGTAAATAAGATCTACAACAGATGGTTGAATCTAGGACGTGACCGTGACGAATGGAATGCTATGTTCCATCAAGTATTCATACAGAGAGCTTACACACGCCATGGTTTTTCGTATGACCCTGGATTCGGCACCCGCAGTGGATCACCCGTAACAACGGATGGCAATACTATGATTAATGCGTTTATTTCTTACTCAGCTCTACGAGAGATTGGTTTCAATCCTGACGAAGCCTGGTCAAGGCTCGGTCTCTATGTCGGTGATGATGGACTAAATCAAAATATACCTGGATTAGTAGAAAGCCTTAATGGAGTAGTAAATGATCTAGGACTGAAGATCGAAATGGTCCAAACGACACCTGACGAGTCAATAACGTTTGCAGGAAGAACATTCCCCAGACCGCTAACATCAAACACCAGTCATCAAGACATCGAAAGAACGCTACCAAAACTACATGTGTCATCAAATAAATGTGTTAAACCCGAAGAAGCAGCATACAATCGTGCTGCTGGCTATTATGTAACAGACAAAGAAACACCATTGATAGGCACATGGGCAAGGAAAGTGTTATTCATAACAGGAAAGCTTGGTGAATTTGAGAAAGTAAAGGATAGGGAGGAATTGTTAAAGGATTCGATGACAACGGAAGAACGATACAAAATCGCAAACGGATCATGGCCCCAAGAGAAACCTGAGCTAATATGTGAAAGCATCGCACGCATATTAAATCGAACAACCAGTGACATTAATGAGATGGTATTGAAGATACAAGCAACTGAAACATTGGAATCATTCCCTGTTATCTGGGATAATGAAATGAACTTCAAACCTAAAATAACATCATTAGTCAATGGTGATTTGATCAGGCCACATCAAAACCAAACATGCAAAAAGGAAAGCAAACCAATCAAGATCAACTCAATGAATCAGCTGCGAGATGGTGCAATGAGCGTGGATACAACGACTTCATCCGAAAGGTTAACGAAGTCCGAACCACGGCCGAAAATTACATCAGTAAAGGCGCAACAAACATCAACGTCGGAAGCCAAGACCAAATCGACGGACTCACGAAGAGATTATGGTCATGCATCGTCGAATGTAAAGCCGAGCAGTATTCAACACAACGAGGCGAGGAAGAAGAGGAAGTCAAGCCGCGAGAAACATGGAAACCGGTGCGAAAGCCCGCCCTACGTGCCGAACGCCTCAATCCCCGCATACGTAGAGTATCATCCACGCAGCCCAGTTCCGGACAAGAAGATCTGCAAAGACTCAACAGAGTCTACGAAAACTGGCGCCCGTTCACCCCAAGTGAACCAAGCAAACACGCAGAGTACGACCCGAGAGAACCGCGATTGTTTGTTTTCGGAACACCAAATAAAGAGAGTGACAGCGTTGCTGCGCGATATGACCCCCGATACGGATTACAAGCAACTAGTGAAACAGATGAGAGAGATGAGCACATCCAACACATCTAAATACTAACAAGTCTATGACATTCACAAGTGTGAACATCACACACTCGCTAAAACGGC